CTTTACAATATACCGCGCGGGCAGATCTGCCCGGCGCCGCAGCAAGGTGGCAAGTGCAGCGAATGCCGCGCCTGCTGGTCAACAGACATTGTCAATGTCTCTTATCATATACACTGATCCTCCGAGAAACACGGCCCGCCAATGGCGGGCCGTGTTTTTTTATTCCCGCAGCGCCCAGGCTTCGACAGCGCAGGCCCGCAGCGCCTCGCCCGCAGCCCGCAGCGGGCCTTTCCATACATACGCAGGCGCAGGATCGCAGGCGCACAGCTTGATGGTCCGTGTTTCGTGGATCACCGCCGCTTTTCCACCCTCAAATAAAAATACATCACCGGTCGAGGGATCATGGACCAAGAAAAAACTTGCGCCGCCACAGCGCGTATGTGCCAAATGCCAAGCAATTTGCGATGTTGATAAGGTTATGCGACCGTTTTTAATTATCTTTAACTCGCACCAAACCGGCACACCATTCATGCACAAATATACGTCCGGCATTCCCTGTCCGGCGCGGTTTTCAATCCGCTGGAAGTGGGTCTTCTTCGGTAAATTCTGCTTCAATGAGTTCCACAGGCTGCGCTCCGTCTTTGGCATCTTCCACTCTTTTCATGTTGTCGAAGGCATGGGGATATTCTTCACGGATGGCGGCGAGTCGGGCAACAATGTCTTCACGCGAAAGCTGGTCAAGTTGGTGAACGTGAGTCGATTCCCGCCGGTCGATGGTCAGGCCACCAAGTGCGGACCTAATCTTCTCGGCATTGATAGCAGCAGAAAACTGTCCCGCCTCTTCGGCAGCAAGGGACAGGTCTTCAAACCGCTTCAACTGATTCAGCAGCGTGACACCGTATCTACGTTCCCGCGCTTGCCGCAATTCTTTGATCAGCTTCGGCACCTCTGGGAATGTCTTGCCGTCGAGAAGTTTCGCCGCCTGCGTGTTGGCACTGCCCTCGGCATAGCCAGCTTTCCTCGCGCACTCGGTGTTGCTGTATATGCCCTCGACATAATACTTGGCAAATTCTCGTTGCCGGTTCGTCAGCCCGGCTGGTCTACCTACCTTGCCCATAGCGATATTTTTTGCCCTTTGCAGTTTGAAAAACCAAAAACCAACGCCCACCCCGACTCATAAGTGTTACAGCGGTACAGAAGTGATACAGCTAGAACCGCTGCTCACCAAGGGTTGTATCGTTTGTACCGTTTGTATCACCATTTTCAAAAATTTTTTATTGAAAGCAACAACCCGGAGAAAATCGTTTTATGCTGTGGTTTTGTTGTTGACTATCACCAACCATTTGTTACTGTAACTTATCAACCCTTGATGATCCTTGGTCCGTGGACCGTGGACCAACTACACAGGAGAAAAGATATGCCGAGATATTACGCAAAGCAAGAAGTGCTTGATGACGCTGGCGGATACGTCGCTGACCGTTTGTTGCCTGTATGTGATTCGATTCGTGTCTTGGAGCGGAAGCTGCTGCGGGATCGTGAAGTCTTCCCACTGAAGGAAGGTCAGAGGTACGCCGGTCGGATTTATGTCTACCGTGTGGTTCGCAATCACAGGACGGTGCCGCATGGCATTTATGTTGTTGACAATAACAAGCTGAAGAAGATGAAGCGCATGACGTTTGTCGAGTTCAGCATCGAAGCGGAGGATCGTTACGATGGGTAGGGTGAAGAGTTGGCTGATGGGCATGGAAGAGGATGCCCTGTGGATGAGCCGTGATTCGTGGGCCGCTGAACATGGCGCGATGCATCTGCAAGTTTACGATGATGTTCAGGGTCGGATGTCTCACAGTCGTGATCAGAGTCGGATTGAGGCGGCAGAGGCAGAAGTTGATGCCTACATCGACAGGCTAAATGGAGTCGTATGATGATCAAGACGTACAAGATTCGCGATGTCGAAGATGGGTCTGTCTATCCGATGACATTGCCGATGATACTGGAAGAGATAAATCGGGATAGATCACCCGAGTGGACAAACTACGACGAGACTGATTGGCGTGAAGGTTTGGCAGAATTTACGACCTACGAGGTGATGGAAGATGACTGAACGAGTAAGGGTGGCTCCGCCGTGGGTGCGTGGTGATAAGAAGCACGGAAGTCCCGAGGACCGTGGATCGGCGGACAGGTATTATGGTCGGCGGTACAACCCGCACTGGCACTGGTACAGCGATCATGGCTGTCAGGTTGTGGAGTCTGAGCACATGACTGTCGAGGAAATTGCTGAATACAACAAGGGCTACGACGGTGAGACAGGCGAGAAGGTCTGGTTCGAGCCGGAGCCACAGATGGAGGACTATTGATATGGCAGCGAGAATCATTGAGGCCGAGTACAACGTGTTCGCCACACATTTCTGGGAGATCAAGGAGATCGAGGACTGGCCTGCCGACGAGGAGGGTGAGCCGCGTGATCTTGCACACGCTCATGACTTCTACATCAAGTGGGGACTGCTGCATGTGCAGTGGGACAAGGACGAGCCACATGTCGAGTACGAGCCGACTGCCGAGGAGAGTGGTGACGGCATGGACTACAAGTGGCCTGACTCCGAGTACATCGATGGCGAGAGGATGGAGTAGAGTATGACCCTCGATTCTGGTTATGACGAGGAGTCCAAGAAGATCGAGGACGACTACCAAGGCGTCGAGTGTGACTGGTGTGGACATATCTGCTGGGAGCACACGACATTTTTTGGGGACATTCGTTGCGACGAGTGTGCCTATGAAGACGAAACCTACAGAAGGGAGATTCTAGGTGAGTGTATACGATAAGCGCGTGACGCGCGACATGCGTCAAACCATGCTGAAGATTCACAACGATCTGAGGCGCATTAAAATGACTCTCGAGGAGTGCAACGATCTGTGGCTTTCAGATTTGCGGATACTGGAGGAGATGATTCACGACTTGCACAAGGAGTTTGAATTCAGTCCAAAGATGGAACCCGGTGGGTATCACTATTCTGACTGGATATTCTCCGAAGATGTGAAAGAAGAAGAGGAGGAGGACGAATCATGAGTGCGGGTTACGAAGTGCGGGTCACCCCGCATGTCTCCGGCAACACATACAATGTCGATCTGGTCTCTTGGGACAGGCGCGGCAACGGCATGGTGGCTGGAAAGGCATTCAACGTTTCGCGTGAAGAAGCGAACAAAGAAGCGCAGCGTATTGCTGATCTGTATAACGCAACGATAGAGGACGAATCATGAAGACCGTGCAAATTGGTGGTGTGCCTGACGAGGTTGAATACGGCACACAAGGTGAAATGTTCATCGACATGAGTTATGGACTCCCTGCACAAACGCAGGCTGCTTTGGTGGATTATATCTATGATTCGCTGGTCGACATGGGCAAGCTGCCGAAAAACTCGTTTGGATGGCGGTTGCAAGCTGTCGTTTTTCCAGAGGACGACGACGATGACAGTTGAGCAGGGAGATGGCACGATGGCCAAGCGTATTGCGCTTGGCCTGTGCCCGAAGTGTGAGACAGCCTTGGACCCTGGACCGGCGACCGTGTGCCGATGTTGTGGGTTACAGATTGGCGGTGTACTTAAACCCACCAGTAGTACACCGTTGGTGGATATCAACGATGTCATCAGCAATTCTGGGTCATTACAATGAGGCAGCTTGTAGTTTCAGGTGTCATCAGTTACCATCAGGAAACTTGTGATAAATGTGGTGACCGAGGAGACGTAATCTGGAGAGATGGGCACTTGTGTGCGCCATGTTATTTCAAGGAGGTTGGTCATGAACCAAACAGAGTTAATGCCAGAGGCAAAAACCGAGCAAAGCATGGAGTGGAGCACCGCCGTGCAAGTTATCGACTGGTGTGTTAGCGAGATGCTCGACAAAATTCACGAGTGGCCCGACGACTATGGTCCGGGCCGGTCCGAAGAAGTCATGGAAGCATGGCAGAGGATTCTGAGGGGGTAGTGTCATGGAAGTCGCGTTTTTGATTGTCTTTCAGTTTTGCGTACAGGTTGCTGGTCCACCTCGATGTGGATACGTCGAGGATGAGTGGGGGCCGTACGCTACAGAAGAAAGATGCAAGGAGCGAGTCCACGAAATTATGGACTACATGAAGGAAAACATGCCCCCCGGCTCGTTTGTAGCACAAGGGTCATGTGTCCGGATCGAGGGGAAGAAACTTTGAAACAGCGAGATCCAAACTGGAAAGCTATCCGGCGCCACAATGTGGTGCCGGACAAGCGCGATAAATTGATAGAAGATATTCATACTGCAATGGTCAATAACATGACCAACCGCTGCGTTCGGTGTGGCACACCTCTTGCTTCTGTTGTAGAAGTTCACGGCCACAGTCAATGTTCCGTCTGTGGTAGCGTGATCGATGACTGTTGCCAAGGAGAGTGTGCCAGTGACTGACGACAACATTATCTATTTCTCGAAAGATCAACCCAACATCGAAAAGATTGACGCTTCTGCGGTTCAAGTCTTGTGTGACCTTGCAGGCCGGCATTTGGATGACATTGTCATCCTCGGTTCCGACAAGGACACTGGTGCCATCAAGATGATGACGACACAGGAGGATGTCGCTGACATCCTTTTCTATTTGGAGGTTGCCAAGAAGGCGATCCTGGATCAGGGCGTCCATGATGGTGAAGTTTAACTACCGTACGGAGCCTTACGCACACCAGCGCGTGGCTCTCGAACGCTCGTACGACAAGCACAACTACGCATA